TACTAAAGCTACAGGAATTAAGTCTGTAGTAGAGAAGTTTTTTGGAGAAGATTGTGGATGTGGAGATAGAAAAGACCAACTTAACGAGATGCTTCCTTTTGGAGTATCTGCAGTTAACTGTTTAGAGGAAGATGATTATACTTATTTAAAGTCATTCTTTGCTAGACCTAGAACTAGAGTAAACTCTTCTCAGCAGAATAGATTAGTTGATATATACAATCACGTATACGGAGCTAATATGTTGCCACCTGCAGGATGTGCAACTTGTTCTCAGAAGGGCTTTATAAAAGCCATTAATAAATTGCATAAATATTTTGATGCAGCACAAACCTTAATAGACACTACTGATGAAGAAGAATAGAAAACCTAATTTAAAGCCTGTAGGGCAGAGAGCAAGACTCTCTGTCCGAGAGCAGGAGATTATCAATAACCTAAGAGCTGATACTTCTAATAGAGTTTTAGTTATAGGTGATGTACACGCTCCATTTGAAAGAAAAGATTACTTACAGTTCTGTAAAGATACTTACAAGAAGTATAATTGTAACAAAGTAGTTTTTATCGGAGATATAATTGACAATCATTATTCATCTTATCACGAGACAGATGCTGATGGTATGGGTGGTAAGCAGGAACTTGATTTAGCTATCAAGAGTATCAAGAAATGGTACAAAGCGTTTCCTGATGCTTATGTTACTATTGGTAATCACGATGCTATTATAATGCGTAAAGCTCAGTCATCTTCTATTCCTTCACATTGGATAAAGAACTATAATGATGTATTAGGTACTCCTAATTGGAAGTGGGTTACTGATGTAGTTATTGATGACGTAAGATATGTACACGGACATAAATCATCTAAAGCTCGTACAGCAGCTAAAAGAGATATGCAGAGTACAGTAACAGGACACTACCATACTGATATGTATGTAGATTGGATGTTTGGAGCTCACAAAGCTGTATTTGCTTTAGCTGTAGGATGTGGTATTGACTCTAGGAGTTATGCTATGGGATATATGCAAGGTGGTAAGAAGGAAGCTTTAGGATGTGGAGTTGTTTTAGATAATGGTAAGACTCCTATAGCTATAAAGATGGATTTATAATGAATTATAATAATGATTTTAAGTACGACTTAAAGGTCGGTCAAGCAAAGGAACAGGAGTTGGGTTCTATATTCAACTCCTCTACCATAGAAGTTAAGTATGACTTACAAGCTTTAGACACAGGTAACGTGTATGTAGAATACTATTCAAGAGGAAAGTATAGTGGTATAAGCACTACAAAAGCAGATTACTATTGCTTTTGTTTCGGAGATACGTTTCATTTAATATCAACAGCTAATCTCAAGGAAAGATGCAGAAAGTATTTAGGTACTAAAAGAGATAAAGCAGGCGGAGATAGTAATACTAGCAAAGGTATTTTGCTTCCCTTAAAAGAATTATTGTAAAATAAATGCGACTTTCCTTGTGAGAGTCGTTTTTATTTTGTATATTGCACCCATCTTAGAAATAGATATACTCGGAGTCTGTTAAGCGTACAGAGTTAAATGTCCAAAGAGGAAACCATCCGAGATATATCATTAAAACAATAAATATGACATCAGCAGAAAAAATGCAACACAAAGCCAACATTATATCAATGTTAGGTATTTTAAAGTTATGGCAAGACAGAAGCGTAGAAGCTAATAAGCCTAACAAGGAACTAGACCAACTATCATTAATATCACTAGAAATAGTAGATGCTTTTGAGAGTATGGAAAGACAGATAGATGACTTAAAAACTCAGAACTATCTAATGTTAAAAGAGAAAAATAATATAATACTAAATTTACAAGGAGATGAACGAATCTAAATTTGACAATTTTATTAAAGTGGTAGTAATAACTAATCTTTTATTACTTATGTTTATGTCGTCAGCTAATGCACAACAGCCTAAAGACCAAACATTATTTAGTCTAGGTATTGGAGATGACAAGTATATGCACTTCACAGCAGGAGCAGGAGTATCAATGTTAGCGGGATGTTTATTTTATGATGCTACAAGTGACTTGCAAGAGTCTGTAAAGTTTGCAGCAGCTACAGGATTAGGAGCAGGATTATTTAAAGAGTTATATGACTCTAGAAGAGGTGGCTCAGGTTTTGACACTCCTGACTTATTGTTTACGGCAGCAGGAACTGTGCTAGGAACATACTTAACTTATATAATTAACAAACCAAGAAAAAGAAGAAGATAATGAATAGTTACGATAAATACGCAGAAATGAACGAAGACGGAAATGTAAATTACACAGACGCATACGATGTTGTGTCTGATAGCTCAGATATTAGTAAGGCTCAGGATAGAAAAAATACACCTGTATTTAGTGGAGTGTTAAAATACTTTCCTAACGCACTTAAACACGTTGCTAAATGTTCTAAAGCAGGTAATGACCAACATCACCCTGACAAACCATTGCATTGGGATATGTCTAAAAGTAAAGATGAGTATGACGCTTTAACAAGACATTTGATTGACCATACTATTAATCCTGTAGATGACGATGGTATATTGCATTTAGCCAAAGTAGCTTGGAGAGCTTTAGCAGGATTAGAAAGACATTTAACCAATAAGCAATAATATGATAGCAATATTTGATATAGATAGTTTAATATATGAAGCTTGTTATGGTGCTGAAGACTTTGACGATGCTACAGAAAGTTTTTGGAGTCGTTATAATGATGCAGAGTATAATTTACAAATGAAGTATAGTAAGGTAGAGATGATTCCTGTAGGGTTCTGTAGAAACAACTACCGTAAAGTAGTTGATTCTAATTACAAGATGAATAGAGCAGGTAATCCTAAGCCTGAGCATTTTGACGAGTTGATTCAGCACGTTAAAGACAATTTAGATGTTCAGATGAGGAGAGGTATAGAGACTGATGATTTAGTAGCTAAGTTTCATAAGCATATAGGTTCTGACAAATCTGTTATAGTTTCTGTAGATAAAGACTATAAACAATTTGAAGGAACTATGTTTAATTACCGTAAGAAGGAGTTTGATTACACTTCAAAGGAAGAGGCTCTTTATAATTTTTGGGAGCAGATGGTTATTGGGGATAGAGCTGATAATGTTTTAGTTTGTAAAGGTTATGGTGTTAAGTGGTGTGAAAAGAATCTTAAAGGTCTTAGCGAGTTTGGTATGATGAGAGTCGTTTTAAGCTTGTATAAGGAACTTTATAAGAGTAAAGGTCGTGAGAAGTTAATCAAGACATATCTACTGCTTAAACTCGATGTATTTTAGTATGGACTTTTATAAGGGAGATACAATAGAGGAGAAAATAGATAACTCGTTCGCAATGTTTTATTTTAATCTAATGTCAAAAGATTATACGATAGAGTATTGTGAGCGTGAACTCACTAAACAAGTGGAGTTAGAAGAATATGAGATAGCTGAGGGGATAAAGAAAGCTATTACATTTTATAAAAATAACCCTCAAGACTTGTATATATGAAATAATTTTCGTATGTTTGCAGAACAATAACTAAAACTAAATAAAATGGGAAGACAAAAAATAAAAAGTTACTACAAAGAACTTGTAGAAGTATATGACTTTATTAATGAGAAATTCAGAGTTAATATAGGTGATAAAGTAAGAAGTAATCATTATGTAGATTTAAGAGTATTATACTTTAAGATGTCATTAGATTATACTTTAGCATCTACTACAGAGATAGCTAATTTAGTTAATAGAGATTATTCTACACTTATACACGCTAGGACTAACCTGTTTGAGTATACTATGAGTAAAAAACACATACAAGAAGCTTACAATGAGTTCTTCGGTATAGAAAATAAAGTAGAATCTAGTATGACTACTCTTACAAGGCTTAGACAGATAGCTGATACTAAGAGAATGGAGAAGATTAATAATGCAGGACTAACTGACAATGAAATAGCCTATAGAAAGTTAACAGACTCTCAAAAGTCTGTTTACGATGAGAGAGTTTCATTAATATTAAAAGGATTTGAATGGAAAGAATATAACTCTACATTTGAAACTATAAACGTAGGAATAAGCAGTAACTAATATGGATATAAAAGATAAAATAACGGCAGCATTAATACTTGGTATAATAGCATTAACATTGTTAAGCTGTGTGCCTGAGTGTGATGAAACAGTAGAAGTGTATAACAACGATTACGAAGTGATTGGTTGGGAATGTTTAACTTATAATAACTAAAGATATGAAATTTGATTTAAATTATGTAGAAAGTATTGAATTAGGCGGAGTAGACTTCGCTGATTATCCTGACTTCTCTGACGCTTATATAAGCTATGCAGAGTATAAAGGTGAAGAAATGACTGTAGAGCAGTTAGACGAACTAAGTGATGTAGACGGATTTGTTTACGATTGTGTAATGAATGATTTATTTTAATGTCACAAAGCGTTAAACAGAGTTGGATAGAGATAGGGGTCAACACTATAGTTGGCTTCACTCTTTCCGTAGGAATACAAATGATTATATATCCTTTAATGGGTATACCTGTAACAATGGGAGAGAACATATCTATAACATTAATTTTTATGGCTGTAGGTATAACTAGGAGCTTCCTTATAAGAAGAATTTTTAATAGATGGACTAAATAATATATGGCTAAAAAAGTAAGTACAGATTATCTATTTGATATAGATTTAATAGATGCAATAAGATACTGTTGGGATAGGGGTTTATACTTCTATCCTGTTGTCGTTGAAGGACAGTCTAAAGCTCTTAAGTTTGTTCCTAAGGTTAAGATACAGTTTAAGCAGGGAAAGTTGGTAAAGACAGGAGACGTTTTGTATAATCAAGGAGACGAGTTATACGAAAAGATTAGAGAGTTATACTTACATAAGTATGCTCAAGTGAACAAAAAGCCTTAAATTTTATTATATAGTATGCAGAACAACAATAAAAGACCCAATGACGGGAGACGTAGTAACAAGCGTAAGGTTAGAGTTAAAGTCATACCTGACAAGAACTTACCTGCACCCATAGTTACTAAAGCTAAGAAGGATAGAGCTAAGAATCTATCTAGCAAAGCTATTAAAAACATATTTGGCTCAGAAGATGGTATATGGGATAAGTTAGCTGAGATGGCTATGGAAGGCAATATGAAAGCTATGGAGAAAATAATGGAGTATCAATATGGTAAATCAGGAGAACGTAAAGAAGAGAGACAGGTAGCTACTAAAGCTCCTGTTATTCAATTTAACGTACCTCAACCTAAAGAAGATACTCTAGACATAACACACGAAGAAGAATGAGTAAAGTAACTCTAAATCCTAAATACATTCCTTTATTTGAAGGAACTACTAGGTACTATATAATCACAGGAGGTCGTGGTTCAGGTAAGTCTTATGGCGTTGGTTTGTTTTTAAATAATCTAACTTATGGAAAGCACCACAAAGTGCTTTTCACTCGTTATACAATGTCATCAGCTCATACGTCTATTATACCTGAGTTTGTTGAGAAGATTGAAACAATGAGTATACACGATGATTTCAGAGTGAATAAGGCTGAGATAATTAATGTAACTACAGAGTCCTCTATAATATTTAAAGGGATTAAGACTGCGTCAGGTAATCAGACAGCAGCTCTAAAGTCTTTAGCAGGTGTTAGTACATTTGTTGTAGATGAAGCAGAGGAGCTTAATGATGAGAATACTTTTGATAAGATTGACTTATCTGTACGTAGTCAAAAGGTACAGAATAGAGTTATACTTATACTTAACCCTGCCACTAAAGAGCATTGGATATACAAAAGATTCTTTCAGGATGCAGGAGTAGAAGCAGGTTTTAACGGTGTTAAAGGCAACGTAACATAC